ACCACAGTGCAAGATAGCCGGTGAGCTGGACTTGATGTCCACCGGCTGTCGAATGAAGAACGACCCGGACAATGGCAAGCACTGGTTCATCACCTGTAACTCGGCTGGCCCCCACATGCCCGAAGATCAGCAGGCCGAAGTGCTTCAGGGTAAGCACGCCCGTTACATGATGTTCGTTATGGATGAAGCCTCCGGTATTCCCGACGCCGTTTTCCGACCGCTCGACACCACCCTCACTGACCCCGTTAATTTTATTATCCTTCTGTGGAACCCCACCCGCCGCTCGGGGTTCGCCTTCGACACTCACTTCTCACCGAAAGAATCTCCATACTGGATTAACCTGCACTGGTCAGCCGAAGAATCTGACCTCATCACCCCCGACCAGATCACCTATCTGAAAGAAAAGTATGGGGAAACCTCCAGCCAATACAGGGTATCAGTCCTCGGCGAACCGCCTGAAATGGACGATGGAAGCCTTATTCCATACGACTGGTGCATGGATGCAGCCAATCTCCAGTTCACGCCCAACGAAAAAGACCCCGTGATATTCGGGGTAGATGTCGCCCGCCACGGGAAGGACTCCTCGATTATCCTTGTCCGACAAGGCCCACGACTGATGGAGATTCAGGAACTCAAGAACGTAGATACCGTCGAGCTTGCCAGATGGGTAGCCATGCGAGCCGCCGACTGGAACCCCAAAGCCATATACATTGATTCCGTTGGCCTGGGTATCGGTGTTGTCGATGAACTCAACCGCCAGTCCATAGCCAACGTCTATCCGACTAATGTCAGCAGAGCCGCCTCCAACCCCCGCAAATTTCACCTCCTTCGAGACGAATTATGGTGGAAACTGCGCGAACGTGTCCAGACCTCGAAACTGTCATTCGCCGAGTGCCCCGACCAGCAGCTCATCTCTGAGATCAGCTCGATCAAATATGAAGTCAGGGACAACGGTAAAATCAAGATCGAATCGAAGAATGATATGCGTGCCCGGAACATGCCAAGCCCAAACAAAGGTGATGCACTGATGCTGACTATGATGGCCGATGACAAGGCTTTTGCCACATCTGATGCTGATTCCCCGACCGAAGATATTGACAAGCACCATCGCAGCAGAGTATTATCGTACAAGCGACTGAATTGGCTGGAGGTTTAAACGTATGCAGTTTTTCGTAGGCCAGATGGGGCTAGCCCCCAACTCACAGCACGAACATTTAATCTATATGAACGAACAAGGCCAGATGGTCTGCGGGAAAGCCAAAGGCCACACCCACCCTCTCGGTCTGATTGAACCCCAGGCTCAGGGCGAATTACCCGGCGTCGAAGTCCTCGAAGCCGAAGCCCACGTTCACCCAGTCGCACTCCTTTCACCCGCCACCCCCGAACTGCCGGAACCCGACCCCCTGACTGATTCGGAGCTTATCCATACCAAGATCACGCAGTTCGAGAACGCCCTGACAGCCGACCGGGAATCAATCGACCGGGGGCAGGAATCGGTCATGTTCAAAGAGGGTAAGCAGTGGACTGATGAAGCCATTGCCAAACTCGCAGCCGATAGCCGGGCCTGTCTGACCATCAACCACGTCGCCCCGATGGTCGAATCTCTGTCCGGCCTCTACCGCCGTAACCGGACTGACCTCCGCTGTTACCCAACCGAAAACTCCGACGCCGATATAGCCAACGTCTTAACCTACGCCCTCAAGAATATCCTCAGCCAGACCTCCAGCGACACCGAAGAAACTGAAGCGTTCGAGGATATGGTTACCACCGGTCGAGGTATCTTGGAACTCTACCCGGATTTTGATGCGGATATTCGCGGCCAGATAAAACTCAGATACAACCCCTGGGATATGACTGTATTCGGCCCGCACCTTCGCAAAGACCTTGAGGATTGCGAATATCTGTGCAGCTGGGCATGGCTCTCCAGAGATAGAATGATTAACCTGTACCCCGAATACAAGGAACAGATTAACGATATGTTCGGCAAGTTCGAGCGCCATATTCTCGGCATGACTGACCTCTCGGATATGGACACCCCACTGATCGATAGCATGTTCGCAGACACCAAGACCAAAGAAGTTAGAATGGTAGAATGTGAAGAGAAAGTCTACTACCGGCTTAAATACTTCATTGACGTTCAGACCGGCTGGATGACCGACGAGCTGTCCGTTCCCAAACCTTACCGCAACCAGCTGAAGTCTATGTCCACTCTGCTCCGAACCACTGACCGACGTATGCACCGCATCAGAAGGACTATCTTCGCAGGCGACCTGGTTCTCGAAGATGGGTTTGTAAACCGCCCAACGCCCCCGAACTCCACGGGCCCCAGCTTTTCAAAGTTCCCCATCTACGCGTATAAGCGTGGCAACCGGTTCGAGGGCAAGGTCGAACGCCTTAAAGACCCACAGCGGGAAATCAATAAACGCCGCAGCCAGATAGTTGATATCGTCAATACCTCGATTAACAATGGTTGGATAACTGCCAAAGGCACCTTCGGCACTCAGCAGGAGAAACACAAATTTCAGAACTCCGTTTCAAAGGCCGGGTTCATCGTCGAGGTTCCCGACCTCAGTCAGCCGCCAATCAAGGTTGAGTCCGGTCAGGTCAGCCCTGCCGTCGTTCAGTTGGAAATGAACTCGCTCCAGAGCTTCCGCGAAACTTCCAATGTGAACCTGGAAATGCTCGGTATGGGCAGCCAATACCAATCGGGCACCGCTATCAGCCACCGCATCCAGCAGGCACTCATGGGCAACGAGTATCTGTTCGACAATATGAGTCAGGTTAAAAAGCGGATTGGCCGCGAAATTCTCCTGTGGATTCAAGCCCTTTACACACCCGACCGTCTGGCCCGCATATTCTTTGACCAGGCCAAAATCGAGAAGATTTACATAGGCGGTCAGGAAGTAGACCCGCAGGACATACAGACGTTCCAGCAGATCGTGGCCCGCCTCCAGGATGCTGATCTGACCAAGTATGATGTGACCATTGGTGAAACCGGCCAGAGCCCCACCGCTCAGTTGGCGAACTTCGAGATGATGATGGAACTGGCTCAGAAAGGCGTGCCCCTGCCGCCACAGCTGTTCATCGAGCTTGCACCGATACCGAACAAAGAACGTATCATGCAGATTCTCTCGGAAGCTAATCAGCAGCAGGCCGACGCCGAACAGAAGAAATATGATACTGAAATCCAGAAAACGATGATCGCCGCACAATCCAAAAATCAGCCGCGACAATCTTGACACACTTTATAGCAAATGCTATATTGAATATAGAACCATACTCGCAGGAGAACACTATGGACAGTGAACAGATGGCCCTTATTGACAATGCTTCGCCTGAAGAACTCGAACAGATGCTCAACAGCGAAACCTCTGCTACACCGGAAACGGGGCAGCCGACCGCTGAACAGCAGCAGCCAAGAGACGAAAAGTCTGCGGACGAGCGGTTGAAAGAGTTCGAGGAACGAATGGCGAAGTATGAGAAGCAGCTGAGGGACAAGGAATCCTTTATCAATCAGCGTAACCAGGAAGTTGGGCAGCTCCGTAAAAAGCTCAGCGAGTACCAGTCCAAAGTCCTGGCCGAAGATGTTGAACCAACCGATGAAGAGATCATCCGTGACCCGAAGGAAGCTGTCAAGAAGGCTATCGAACGGGCAGAGCACAAGAGGCAACTCGAAGCCGAACGCGAAGCAGAGATGCAGAGCGAAATTGCCCGCCAGAATGAAGAACTTCTGCACCGGCTGGTGCCGACATTCGACACCGACCGCACAGACATCGTGGAAGTTATGAAAGCTGACGGCATACCACAGGATATGGTAGCAGGTTTTGAAGCCAACCCGACCGTGCTGCACCCGTCAATCATTTTCCAGCTCCAGAAGCGGGCTGAAATGATGAGAGAAATTAACGCTCTCAAAGCGAAACTTGGTGAAGCAAAAGCCGAACCGAAGAAGATTGCTGATAATCTGGCGAAGTATGGCCAGGCCAAAAGCCCGGTCACACAGCAGCCTCCAAACCCGAAAACCAACAAACGTCTTGATAACCTGTCTGAGGCTGATATAGACAAACTCAGCCTCGAAGAACTGAAAGAACTCAGCAAGGAGCTGTAAACTATGGCAAGAACTCAGATTGCACACGGGCACAAACTTGCCCCTATCATTGTCCAGAGACAGCTGTTCCTCGAACAGAAGAAAGCTGCATATTTCTCGAAATTTTTCTCGGCTTCTGGCGATATGCCCGTTTTCGAGAAGTCCGACTTTACCAAGGAAAAAGGCGATACCATGACCTTCGGTATCATCCCTCGCATCACTGGTGCCCCGATCACCGGCAATGCCACGGTCAAAGGCAAAGAAGATAAGCTGACTACCTTCTCGTTCAGCATGACTCTCCAGAGATACCGCTACGCTATCATGGACGACGGTCAGCTGACCCGTCAGCGTTTCGTAGGCGATATTCCCTCAGAAATGAAGAGTGCCCTGACCGTCTGGGGCGCAGAAGAAATCGACAAGCAGTGCATGGACGCCCTTGTCGCCAACCCAACCAATGTTCTCTACGGCGGCGATGCCACCAAGATCGACAACCTGAAAGCCGCTGACAAACTGACTCCTCAGCTCATCTCCAAAGCCAAAGCCATTGCTCTCACTCAGCGTGGTAACGGTAAAACCCCTCTGCGCCCGGTTATGGTCGATGGCAAGAAATATCTTGTGCTTCTGGTCAGCCCCGATGTAGCCGTCGATCTCAAGTATGACACTACCTTCATGGCCGCTCAGAAAGATGCTGCTGAACGTGGCTCAAACAACCCCCTCTTTACTGGTATGCTCGGTATCTGGGATGGCGTTGTCATTCACGAACACGAAAACGTGCCGATATTCTCGAACGGTGGTTCCGGCAACAAAATCAAATACTCCAAATGTACCCTCATGGGCGCATCAGCTCTCTGCTGGGCCTGGGGCGAAAGACCCTCTATCGTGGAAGAGGATGAAGATTACGGCGAATTCAAGGGCTACTGCTGGAGAATGACATCCAAAGTTGCCAAACCCGTATTCAACAACAACGACTACGGCTCAATTCAGGTCATAGTCGCCGACTCTCGCGCCACTGGCCGCACTGTCAACCTCGCATAAGGAGCGTTAAACAATGGGTAACTCTACTACTTTCCTGACTATTCCCGCAGCTCAGAGGCTCGGCACCCAGGTTGTATATGCAGAACGCGAAATCGACTTCACCGTCGAAAATCTCGCCTCTGGCTCAACCATGGATGTTCTCAAACTGCCCAAAGGTGCGGTTCCTCTCCGTGCTGGCTGGATTACCAAGACCGTCAATACTAATGACGCGAATGCCAAAATTGCACTCAGCTGCCCGACTGCCGACCTCGCTCTGGTTGATGCCAAAACTCTTGGTGACGCCGACGCCGCGACGATCGCCGCTCTGACCGCTTCTAAAGTAATGGCCGCTGAAGATACTGTCAGAATCACCG